CCCACCCCGAACCCGTCACCTGGGATGAGGACGCCTACCGCGAGGCCGCCACCGTGACCGGCCCGGTCTGCGCCGAGTGCTCCTTCTGGGACCACGACGCGCGCCGTCGGGTGCAGGTTCGCCACGCCTCCGCCGCCTCAATTCGCGAGTGCCACGCCAAGGCTCGAGACGCCCAGGCTCAGGCGCGGGCCGACCTCGAGGCGGAGCGCCTCGTGGAGCGCTTCTTCGAGGAGCGCGGCGGCTCAGACCACGACCCATACGAGCGCGACCGGTTCTGAGAGAGTCCGCCAGGCTCAGGGGTTTACAAACCTCTGAGCCTGGTGTAGGCTGGTACCAGCAGCAAGGAACAAGGAACAAGGAACCAGGAACCGGAAGGACCGAGTCGATGACCGCGACGCTCACCTCCCAGCTCGTCTTCACCACCCTCGCCGGCAAGGTTGCCAGCCCGGGCACCGTGGCCGTGACCGACCTCGGCGTGAAGGCAACCGGCCAGGTCATCGTCAAGGCCACGCAGGTGGTCATCGCCTCCCTCGGGCGGCAGCCGCACCCCACCCGGGTCGGCACCACGATCTTCACCGCCATCCACATCGACGGCACCCAGGTCTACCAGGACGTCTACAAGCGCGAGGCCCTGGCGGCCATCGTCAAGCACCACAACCAGCTCGTCGCCACAGCTGACGTTGTCGCCGTCACGCACGGTCCGGTCGTCCTCCGCCCCGGCGAGCTCTCCGGCAAGCAGGTTCGGCAGGCGATCGACCACCCCAAGCTGAGCGGCAGCGAGGTGTACGCGCTCTCCAACTACACCGGCCCCGGCTACCGGTCGATGAACGCGCACGTCCTCAAGGGCGACGCCAGTGACGCCAGCGAGTACACCCGGGAGCACGTCAAGCACCTCGCGGCGGCGATCGAGCGCTCGGTCGTCACCAAGCCCATCGCGCTCCTCCGCACGTTCCCGGCGCACACCGCCCTCCGGGTGTTCGGCGAGGTAGGATCGCAGGTGGGCGGCACGTTCACCGAGCAGCGGTTCACGTCCACAACCACCGCCGGCCACGCCTTCCCGGCGTTCGGACCGGTCCAGGTCCACTACCACGTCCGTCCCGGCGCCCGGGCCCTGGACGTCAACCGCCACAGCGGTGGCAATCACCACGACGAGTACGAGGTGATCATGCCTCCCGGGCAGAGCTACCGCATCCTCGCCGACCGGCTGGTCAGCGGCACCCGAGTCATGGAGATGGAGACGATCACCGATGAGCCTAGCTGAGCGCATGGGTCTCACGCCCGAGGCGATCCGGTGGGGTCGCCGCGGGTGGGGCCGGAAGACGGGAAACGAGCCCCACCCCCGCGGTGAGGAGGTGGGGCTCGAGGTGACGAGCGAGCCGGTCAGCTCGCCGGCGGGCCGCCGCGCAGGGTCGCCGCCGGCGTCAGGTTCTGACGAAACAGCAATCCCAGCACCGCGGACGCCACCGCGGTGATCGCGCCGATCACGGTGGGCGGCAGGTTCAGGCCGAACGCGGCCACGGCCTGCGCGACCGTGGCCAGCGCGCCGGTCACGACGGAGACGGCCACGGGGCGCGCCTGGACGGCGGTGACGATCGCGGTCAGGGCGGTCGTGATGGTGGTGACGGTCGCGGTCTGAGTCCCGTCGAGGTTCAGCAGGAAGGCGAGCACGGTGGCCACCCCACCGTTCACCGCCCAGGCCACCACGGCTGGCTCGTAGGCCAGCAGCTCCCTGAGCTTGGTCAGCAGGTTCATCGGTTGGTCTCGCTCTCTTTCTCGCTCGGATCGTTCCTCGATCAGACGACGAACTGCTTGTAGTCGACGTAGCCGGCGAGGCGCTGCAGGGTCGACAGGTGCAGCCGGTACGAGCCCTTGTCGCCCCAGCTGGCGCCCCACGAGTTGCGGACCCGGACCACGCAGGCCTCGAGGTCGAGCTTCCGCTCGGTGGCCCACGCGACCCGCTCCGCGGCGCTGACGCAGGTCTCGTGGCCGCCCGCGACCCCGGAGTTGAGGGCGCGCTGCAGGTCCTCCACGGTGCCGTTGCCGTCGACGAAGCCCTGCGCGTCCGGCTCCATCCACGCGTTGAACCACGGTGAGCCCATGATGACGGTGCCGCCCTGCAGCAGGGACACGAGGCCGTGCACGTCGTGGGCGGTGCGGTGGCCCTTGATGAGGCCCTGGGTCTCGAGCTCGTGGCAGACATAGAGGCCGGTAGAGCCGCAGTCGGTGGGCGGCCACTCCTGGGAGGGATCGCCGGTCTGGTACGTGACCGAGTGGTAGAGCTTGATCGCGAACTCCTCGTTCGCGACCGGGTCGGTGAGGGACAGGCCGGCGTCGGTGACCGCCTGCGCGCCGACCCGCGTGAACAGGTGACCAGCCAGGGACACGGTGCCGGCGTTGCAGGTGCACGAGCCGAGCGCGTCGACGTCCGGGGAGCCGGGGACGAGCTGGCTGGTGTGGATTCCCTGCGCGAGCAGGTCCTCCTGGTCGAGCACGGGAACGGGCGGCTCGTGGTCGACCTCCACGAGCGGCTCACCGCGGTGGAAGTGCAGCGTCTCGAGCCGGAGCGGCTCAGCGACCTGGTAGCGGCCGAACTTGGTGCGGGTGGTGCCGTTGTACGTCACGCGGGTGGTCCTGTCTGATCGTTGATCCCGAGGTGGTTGTGAACGGCGTCGAGCTTGTCGCCGTGGGCGTCGAGCTTGGCGTCGTGGTTCTGCTGTCGGTCTGCGATCAGCTGCTGGCCGACCATGATCACGCTGAGCATGACGAGCTGGATGAAGGTCTGCGACAGCCACTGCACGTAGTCCGGGAGCTGGCTCGAGCCGTAGGGGAAGCCCACGATCGCGAGCGCGACGAAGACGTACGCGCACCACATGGTGCCCACCAGGTCAGTGATCTTGACCGCGAGCCACTCGTTGACGCGTCTCACCGGGTCACGCCTGGGCCACGACCGTGGTGACGCCGCTGCCGACGTCCGTGATCTTCCAGCTGCCGGGCACGGTGACGTCGACCGCGGCGCCGCTGATCGCGACGCCGGTGACGTTGACCAGGCGGGGCGTGTCGACGCCGACCCGGGAGATCCGAACCCACTCGGCGAGCGTGGCCTGCTCCACCCACACGCCGTCGCCGCTCGCGCCCTTGACGGTCGTGGGGTAGGCGGCGAGCAGGTCGGCGCGCTCCGCGGCGGTCGCGAGGCCGACGTACACGCCGAACTCGTCGCGCCACACGCCGAACGGGAAGAGCGAGTTGCCGTCGTTCACGTCCGTGACGGCCGACGCCATGAACAGCACGGGACTGGGTGCCACGTCATCATCTCCCTGGTTGTCGTTGGGGCTCGGCGCGGGGTCGACGCCGGGCCAGTAGTCGGCGACGATCGACTCGTCCCAGTGGCCGCCCGGCGTGTCGGTGAACTGGTGAGCCACCGCCCCGACCGGGATGACCGGCTCGCCGCTCACGTCGGTGGGTGAGGGATAGCCAGAGATCCAGTAGGTCGGCTGAGGCACGCCGCGGTCGTGGAACGCGGCCTGGCACGCGCCCCAGTTGAAGTAGCCGCAGTAGACGACCGGGTTCGGGTGCCCCGCGGCGCGGCGCGCCTCCACCCAGTCGACGGCCTGGTCGGCCGTGGCGTCCCCCGTCTCCCGATCGATGACGTCCCCGTCGTTGGTGCTCGAGAACACCGCGACCCGCACGTGCTGGCTCCCCGGGAAGCGGTCCCAGCCAGCCGCTGGCCACGCGTAGGCGCCGTCGATGTAGCCGGCAACCAGGGCCCACGGCTCCCCGGTCTGCGGGTCACTCACGGGGATGTCGGTGGGGGTGATGGAGTCCGCCATGCGTCTGGTCACGTGGTCAACCTCCTGACGAGCTTGGACGCCTCGTAGTCGGCGGCCGCGAGCACGTGCACCCCGCCGTGGCCGCGGTGGTGCGTCTGGCAGAGCAGGGTGAGGTTCTCGTCCCCGTCGAGCCACGCGCCGACCCCGGCCGTCGTGACGCCGGGCCACTGCTCCTCGAGCAGTGCCGCGTCGGCGCCGTTCAGGAGCGCGAACTCGAGGTGCGTGTGGTGTGCCTCGAGCGGGTGGGCGCCGTCGCACTCCGAGGCGTCACCGTCCCGGAACTGAGCCGCGAAGTCGCAGTGATACGTGCCGGCCTCGCGGCGGCGGCGCTTGTATTCCTCGAACTCGGCGCGGTGCGGGTCCTCGGCGCGGGGCTCGTGTGCCGGGTAGTGAACCACGTAGGAGTGGGTCACCCGCTGGTCGTGAGCTGGGACGTCGGTCACCGGGTCACCCGCCTCTCCGCTCGCTGCGGCCGCTCGAGGTCGGTCACGCGGCGGTCGAGGTCGTCGACGACGCCGCGGATGTGGTTGAGGTGACCGTCGACGCGACCCACGACGTCCTTGACCGACTTGCCACCGTTGGGGTTGAGCTCCGTCTCGACGGCTGCGACCCGGCCCTCGATGCACCTGAGGGCGCTGTCCTGCTGGGACAGGCGCTCCATGACGCCGGGACGATGCGGGACGCCGGGGCGCGCCTCCGCGCCGTTCCAGTCCTCGAGAAAGAAGTCGAACTTCGCGTTGAACTTCCGGATCTTGCGGAGGACCCACGCACCGCCACCGACGAACGCGATGGAGCCAGCTCCGAGGCCCCCGATGATGGACGCCACGGTGTTGAAGTCGGTCATGCTGGCTCCCTCACTGCTGGGTTTTTCGGGTGGGTCTTCTCACGCGCTGTACTGCCGCGTGAAGACGCCGTTCTGCACGATCGAGAAGCCAGCCGAGAGGGCGGGCGTCTCGTTTGAGTAGGCCGGCTGTGAGACGAGCCAGTCGGTCGGGTGAACGACGTTCATGAACATCTCGTTGCCGACCTGGCACGTCGACGCGACGTTGGTCACGGTGTTCGTGAACACCGACCAGCTGTTCCCGATAACGGTCTGAAGCTCAGCCGCGTTGGTGCCGGTGTACTGAACTGCCTCTACCGTTCCGAGAAGGGTGTGATTGCTCGCGGGCACGGTTTTCCTCTCCTAGGCGTGGATCCACATGACGAACATGGTGCTCGTGTTGTTGGAGCCGTTCTGAGTGCTGAGGCTGCCGCCGGACGTCTGCGTGCCGAGCAGCTCGACGTAGTCGTTGACGCTGACCTGCGTCATGACCGTCGTGGCGGGAACGTTGGTGTTGACGCCGCCGGCGGTGTTCGTGGGCAGGATGATCTGACTGCCGATGAGGAGCGACGACCCGTTGAGCCGCAGGGTAGCGGCTCGGGCACCCGTGGCGTTTGGCTGCCACGCGGTGCTGCCGCCGATGAGGTAGGTGCCGGCTACCTGAAACGTGTAGCGCGTGTTGTTGGTGACGGTGCTGTGACCGTTGTACGTGTCGATGAGCGAGCCATCGAGCACGATGGGCGTCGCCGACCCGCTGCCGACGCTCTGTGGGTTGATCTGGTACAGCGACGCGATCGGCGGGTTCTCGAGAAACGAGATGCCGCTGTAGAAGGTGTTGATGTTGTCCGCGGTGACGACCTCGCCGACCACGAACTGGTGAGGCACGGGAACGCTGGCCATGGGATCTCCTACCAGGTGACGACGTTGCCGTCGTCGAGCTGCCCGTGGATCGGGTCGTTGAGGATGAGGCCGAGGACAGTGAGGGTCGCGATGGAGGTGGGCATCAGGTCAAACGTGATGGCCCACTGCCCCTCCTTGTAGTTGACGAGCTGATGCACGCCGATGATGGTCACGTCAAGCGAGATCGAGCTCGCGCCGACGGGGCGACGGTTGAGGGTGACGCGGTCCCCGATGTCGAGGCTCAGCAGGGTCGAGAAGAACGCCGAGTTTGCGCCCGGGGTGAAGGTGACGCTCTGCACGCGCTGCTTAGGCTGAGCGTACTGGCTGGCGAGCCAGTTCGCGAGGTCGATCGACTGGGTGACGCTGCTGAAGAGGCTGGTCAGCTGCTGGCTGCGGTCCCCGTAGCTGCTGATGGAGGTCAGGTTCTTGACGTAGATGACGGGGCTGCTGACCGTCGTCTGCCCGAACGCGGGGGTTCCCTGGTGGGTAACCTGGATGTCGTTGTAGACGTACTGCGGGTCGTAGTCGAGCTCCACGTCGACGAGGTAGGGGATCTCGCCGGCGGCCGTGTTCTCCCCGAAGACGGCTTGGACGCCGCGGTCGAGCGCGTGGTTGCGCGTGCGGTAGACGAGGTAGCCGTTCTTGTCGACGTAGAGCAGTGCCTGCTCGGTGGTTCCCACGTTGTCGATGGCCGCCGCGACGCCGGAGCCGTCGATCGTGGTCGCGCCGGCGAGCTGGCTCGTGCCCACGTCGTAGTACACGCGGTGCGGCACGGGCCACAGCATGTAGGAGAGGAGCCGGGACACGCGCCAGTCACCGAAGTCACCGGCGAGGGCGTTGATGCCGGTCTGGTTGTACGTGACGAGGCGCGAGAAGCTGAGCTCGCGGGGAAAGACGCAGATGTGGCTGACGCCCATGTTGCAGAAGTAGCCCGACTCGAAGCGGTCGGCGCGCCCAACGAAGCTGAAGTAGGACCAGTTCGTCGTCATGCTGTCCGTGCCGGTGAGGACCTCGGCGTTGCCGACGTAGAGCGTGAAGCCGGTGTTGTCGAAGTTGAGCATCATCGGCAACGTGATGTTGGTGCACGGGAACGCGCCCGGGGTGTGGTCGGTGGGGGTGCCGGCCGTGTTCCAGGTGGTGACGTTCGCGTGGAAGGACGTGTCGATCCAGACCTGGATGATGGGCCCGGTCTGGCCGATGGCGGTGAAGACGGCGTTGCGGGACTGGGTCGTGATGGGACCGCCGGGGGAGGGGATGCGCATCCACCACGCGACGCAGACGCCCTCGTTGATGGGCGGCAGGGGCGGCCCATTGTAGGTGAGCGTGAAGCCGACGTTGCCCTGGCTGGACAGGAGGCCCTTGAGCTCCCAGTTGGTGCCGGTGTCGCCCACGAGCTGAACGAGGTTGCTGCCGAAGGCCTGCGTGCTGTTGCCGGCGCCGTTCTTGGCCTCGATGATCGTGAGCGGCGTCGAGTTGTTGCCGAGGCCGATGTTGACCACGGTGCTCGAGCTGTTGCCGTCGGCGCACGGCCAGTAGCCGACGGGGCTGTCGAGGAGGCGCTCGCCCTTGACGATGCTGGGAAGGATGCCGACGAACATGGCCCACGCGTCGACGCCGACGGCGTTGACCTGACCCCAGTGCGGGTCGGTCCACACCTCGGGCCACCGCTCCATGAAGCCGGTGAACACGGGATAGATCTTGCCCTGCCAGATGGCGGTGAGGCGGATGGGCGTGTAGGCCTGGATGGTGTAGGGGCTCGCCGGGTTGTTGGGGGTGAGGTAGCCATCGTCGTTGCGCAGCACGAAGTCGACCTCGGCGGACTCGAGCGAGTTGAGCTCGTACTGTCGGCCGCGCTTGAGGTTGTGGGACAGGAGCCGGTTGGAGATGTCGACGTACTGCAGCTGGTCGGGTGGCGTGCTGGAGGGGTAGCCGAACGCGGCCTCGAGCTTGAGGTAGGGCCAGTTCGCGTTGACCACGGCGGGCTGGGTTTGAGGGATCAGGCGAATCGCCGCGGTCGCGGTCGCGTCGCAGATGGAGACGCCGTTCTGCTGGGTGATGGTGCCGCGGCCGATGTACGTGTGGGCGCTGGTGGGCGGCGTGTTGTTCTGGGTCACCTTCAGGGTCGCGAACGCGGCCGCGGCCGGTGCGACGCCGATGACGAAGTTGTTGGTCCACGTGTTGCTGATCGTGCTGAACTGGGCGCTCGTCGAGGAGCTGATGGCGACGAGGCTCGAGTTGAGGAATGTCAGGGTGACGGTGTAGCCGTTCCACGTCGCGGTTCCCGCGCCGAACAGGTAGGCGTCCGCCTGGTAGACGAACCCCGGCGTGACGGCCGGCGCGGCCGTCGTCGTGATCTGCACGCTGTTCGTGCTGCTGGTCCCGTTGGGGGTCCACAGGGCGATGTTGTTCGACGTCAGGCGCGTGTCGGCGCTGTTGTTGGGCCACGAGAAGCCGCTGACCGCCGCGAGGGTCGCGTTGGTCGCGCTCCATCCCGAAGTGCCGGGGGCGAAGACGGGGTTGTTGTTGAGCGGATTGACCGAGTAGACCCGGGAGTTGTTGCCGCCGCTGGTGACCTGCGCCACGATGTTGACCGCGACGTCACCGAGCGTGTCGACGTTGTTGATGCTGTGAACCGTGTGGTCGTCGTAGGCGCTCCACCCGTTGAGAAGGACCTGGTCGATCGTCCAGGACGTGGCCCGGCTGGTCGCGGCCGCGGAGATGACGAGGTCGGTCTGCGAGGGCGTGGTGGTCACGCCGGTCGCGGAGGAGAGAGCGAACGCGCTCGCGGTGGTGTCGACGTCGAGCCAGGACGGCATGCCGCTGACCTGCCACACCTGAGCCGCCATGCCGGTGACCTGGCTGAGCGGCGCGATGGACACCTCGGTGGTCGACGCCGACACGTTGGGTGCGGCCCAGATGGCGACGCGCGCCGCGGAGCTGAACCCGCCGTTGGGCACGAGGGTCACCTGGGACGCGTACATGATGTCCCACGGCTTGGGGTTCGCGAACATGACGACGCCGACGCCGACGAACGCGGCGTTCGTCGGCGCCTGGCCCGCGACCGTCACCTGCGACCACTCACCCTGCGGCGCGAAGGAGCTGTTGGAGTAGGTGGTGGAGATGAACACCTTGGAGCCGTCGTACCAGTTGAGCGCCGTCGCGACGTAGTAGTACCCGGTGGGCGAGTAGAAGTACGCGTTGCCGGTGTAGAACAGGGACGGCGTGATCCCCACCAGGTCAGCGGTGTCCGTCATCAGGCTGACTTGGCTCGACGTGCCGCTGGGCGAGATCTTGATCGACGGCAGGTTGTTGAGCGTCTCCGCGGTGGAGGACGTGAACGTCGCCCCGGAACCGGTCCAGCCGGTCAGGGGCGCGTTCACGGCGAAGTACGGGTTGACGTTGAGCACCGTCTGCTCGGCGAGGCCCGCGTTCGACGCGTACCAGATGTTGGCCGCGGTGGGCGTGCCGCCGGCGGCCACGGTCACCGTCGCGGTCACCGCGGTGCCGGGTGCCTTCGCGCTGGTGACCACCTGGGTCCAGGTCTGGGCGCTGACGACGTTGTCCGCCCCCGTCACTGTGGAGATGACAGTGCCGCCGCCGTCGTACCAGGTGATGTCCACGTGCACGTGGGACTCGGCGCTCGTGAACCACACGTAGGCGGAGCCGGTGACGAGGTTGTAGCGGATGTTCGAGATGTTGACCTTGCCGCTGGTGATCGACACCGTGGCGCTGGTGCCGTTGTTGACGACCTGGCCCGCGAAGGCGTTGTTGCCGAGGGTGCGCGCGGCGCTCGCGGTCAGGGTGCCGTTGGTCGCGGTCCAGCCGGTCGTCGTGCCGCTCTGAAAGCTGTAGTTCTGGTTGAGCAGGAACGTCGCGCTCGTGGGGGACACGGGAGACGTCGCGACGGGCACCCAGTAGTTGCTGCCGTCGTCGCCGACGCTGATCGACGCGGGAAGCTGAGGCACCTCGTGCCAACCCACGAACGCGAACAGCCAGTTGCCGCCGCTGACGCTGCTGATCGCGATGTTCAGCATCTGGTTGCTGGGCTGCGTCGTGGTGTAGATGTCCGGCACCGACCACGAGCCGCCCCACGTGTTGGTGACCACGGGGGCCATCAGGCGCTCCCTCGACCGAAGAGGGACAGGCCGTTGGTGGGGTTTCGCAGGTTGTAGCGCAGCGTCTGGGTTTGGGTGAGCTCCCGCAGCTGCTTCTCCGCGATCACCGAACCCTGCACGTTGTTGTTGATGACGAGGATGCCGCCGCCCGCGCCGCCGGCGGCGAGGCCGGCGGCGCCGCTGGGCAGGCCGAGGCCGAGTGGCGTCGTGGCGCCGCTGAGACCCGCGGTGAGGGTTCCCTTGACGGCGCTGACGGCGGACGTGATGAGGTGGGAGTTGCTGGTCATGCCGAGGGCGATGCCCTCCACGATGCCGATGCCGACGGTGTCGGCCATGACCTTGGACGGCGAGTTGATGCCGAGGGCGTCCATGAAGCCCTGCTTGACGGCGCTGGCGAAGTCGGCGATGTTGCTCATCAGCCAGTTCCAGCCGCTGGTGATGCCGGACCACAGGCCGTGCACGATGTCGGCACCGGCGCTGAGAAGCCAGCTGCCCGCCGACTGCATCGGGTTCTTCACCGCGTTCTTGACGCTGTTGCCGCCGCCGGCCATGATGTTGGCGATGTCCCCGATCTTGTGCATGATGCCGTCGATGAAGCCCTGCACGAGGTCGCGGGCGGTGTTCTCGAGCCAGTGGTACGCGTCGCTGACCCAGCCCCTGATCTGGTTGGGGAGGTTCTGCCACCAGTTCTTGAGGTCGGTGAGCTTCTGGGCGAGGCCGTTGATGAAGCCGTTGACCGTGTCCTTGCCGGTCGTCAGCATCCACACGCCGGCGTCGGCGGCGGCCTTCTTGATCTCGTTTGGGAGCTGGGTCGTGAAGAAGTCGGTGATCGACTTGACCTTGCTGTTGATGCCCTGACCGAGGTTGAGCATGAGGTCGCTGCCCCACTTGAACGCCTCACCGGCCGCGTGGCCGAGCGCGTAGCCGATGATGGTGGGCATGTTCTTGAACAGGAAGCCGATGTCATCCAGGGTGCTCTTGACCTTGTCCCTCAGGGCCTGCATGGCCGCGCTCCACGCGGTCTGGATGTCCTTCTTGAGCTGGTCGACTGCCGTGGTGAAGAAGCCGGGGACGCTGTTGATGATCCGACCGAGGGTGATGAAGCCGTCCTGCGCGTGCTGAGGCAGCTGAAGCAGCGGGGTGATGAGGTCGTTGGCCTTGGTCGTGAGGTTGACGAAGGACTTCGCGGCGACGTCGAGGCCACTCGCGGCGAGGTTGAGGATGGCCGAGCCGATCTTGGCCGTGGCGTTGACGAAGGGCTCGGCGTCCTTGACCAGCTCGGTCAGGTTCTTGATGATCGGGACGAGCGAGGGAAGCGCGTCCTCGAACGCCTTCGCGAGGTTGATGACGGGCGGGATGAGGTCCGGCAGGACCTTCGCGATCTCCTTGAGGATCTCGTTGGCGAGGTCGGTGAGCGGCGGCAGCAGCGGCGTGAGGCCGTCGAGCAGGTTCTGAAACGCCTGTCCGAGATCGTTGCCGAGCTCGTCGGCGATCTTCTGCACCGTGGGCAGCAGCGGCTCGAGCGCCCTCAGAAAGTCGTCGATGTAGGTGACGACGACGGCGAGCGGCGGCGCGATGATCTTGAGCGCGTCGACGAGCAGCGAGCCGATGACCTTGACGAGGTCGTTGAAGACGGCGGCGAGCGGCCCCATGACCGGCCTCAGCGCCTGGAACGCGTCACCGATGGTCTTGATGATGCCCTTGAAGGCCTCGCCGATGTCGGTGTTCTTCGCCATGTCCTGAAAGGCGGTATTCAGCATCTTGAACAGGTCGATCGCGGCCGGCATCATGACGTTGCCGATGCTGATCGCCGTGGTCTCGAGCTGGGCCTTGAACTGCGAGAACACGAAGCTAAGGTTGTTCTGCACCTCGGAGAAGCCGACGACGTTGCCCTGGGCATCGGCGGTCGCGCCGCCGACCTTCGCGATGGCGGCGCTGAGGGTGTCGGCGTCGCCGCTCGTGACCTCGAGCGCGGCCTGCAGGCCGGGGGACGTGCCGATCAGCTTCTTCATCGCCTCAGGGACGGTCTGCCCCACGGCGGCGGCGTTCTTCTCCGCGACCTGCCGCAGCCACTCGAGGGTGCCGGAGAGCCCGTCCGTGCCGAGGTGCTGTCGCACGTCATCGGTCGTGATGTTGAGCTCGCCGAACTCCTTCTTCATCTGGTTCGTGGGGGCGATGAGGCTCTTGATCGCGGCGGCGACGTCCTGGGCGGCGCGCTGGGCGGTCGTGCCCTTCGCGGTCATCGCGGCCTCGACCGTGGCCACGTCCTGGAAGCTGAGGCCCACCGATTGGGCGATGGGCAGGACCGTGGAGAGGGACTTCGAGAAGGCGTCGAAGTTGGTCTTGCCGAAGGAGATGGCGGTGACCATCTTGCTGGTGATGTCGCCGGCCTGGTCCGCGGTGAGGTTGTAGTCCTTCATGACCGTGGTGACGGCGTCGGCGACGTGGGTCAGGTCGGCGCCCTCGTCCTTGGCGCCCTCCGCGGCGGCCTGCATGACCTTGAGGCCGTCCGCGGCGTGGTAGCCGGCGGACTCGATGGGGTACATCGCCGCGGCCAGCTGGTTCGCGGTGAAGCCGACCTTCGAGGACATGTCGAGCAGGCCCTGGCTGACCATGCCCGTCGCCTGCTGCGACTCGCCGGCGCTGGTGACGAGCCGGGTGACGGCGGCCTGGAAGTCGCCGGCCATCGTGAGGCTTCCGGCCGCGACCCCGGCGACGGCGATGCCGGTCTTCTCGGCGAGGCCCGCGATGGTGGCGCCGACGCCGTCGAGCAGGCCACTGGAGGCGGAGGCTCTCGACGCGGCGCCCTCGCTCGCGGCCGCCGCGGCGTCCTGGGAGGCCGCGGCGGCGTCGGCGGCGGCACCGAGGCGGTCGAAGGAGGCCGCGGCCTCGTCGGCGGCAACCGCGATCGCGGTCGCGGACTCCTCCATCGCGGCCGACGCCTCCGTCGCCGCGGACGCGATGGTCGCGGCGAACTCGTCCACCATCGCGCTGGCGTCGACCATGGCCGCGTCGAGCTCCGTGAGGGACTCGATCGAGACCTGCATGCCCTCGAGCCACTGCGCGGTGTTGACGATGAGGTCGAGGACCGCGGGAGGCAGCTCCTCAGCCACCGCTGATCGCCTCACCGATCACGACGAGCGCGACCTCGTAGGCCTCGGTGGCCGCGGCCTCCCAGGCCGGGATCAGGTAGGGTCGGGAGGGAAGCTCGGTCGAGTAGCCGGGTCCCGCCGTGCCACCGAGCTCCTGGATGCGGGCGTAGGGCGCCGTGGCGCCCACCTGGACGACGCCGTCGCCGAGCACGCTGACCTCGAGGCTGCCGGCCAGGCGGCCGGTGATCATCGCCGGTGGCTCACCCGGTGGTGCGGGGGTGGGAGTGCCGAGCGCGTGGGAGGTGCGGGTGAGCTGGGTGCGGGCCTCCCGGGCCACGGCCTCACCCATCGCCTCGGCGGCCGGCGTGGCCGCGGCCACGCCGGCGGTCATGATCAGACCGAGCGCGTCGATCGCCGCCCGGGCCCCGGTGCTCGCCACGGTCACCTCCTGATCGGTCCGTGCGTGGAGTTGGCTTGCTGCTTGCTGCGGAACTCGTGGGCCTCGTGCGCCGCCTCCTCCACGGTCGGCAGCCACTCGAGGGCCTCGATGGGTAGGGCGTCAACCTGGTCCGGGGTCCAGCCGTAGACCTTCGCGTACCAACGCCACAGGAGCACCCGCTCCGGCATCCCCTCCGGCAGGGGCACGTGCTGTTGCCCCTGGCTGAGGAAGAAGGCGACTAGCCGGCGGCGGGCGTCTCGCGGTTTGGGAGCTTGGCCGTCACCCGCTTGAGGAGGGCGTCGGTCTTGGCGTGGAGCTCCAGGTAGTCGTCGAGGTCCAGGGCGGCGACCGCGTCGACGCCGCCGCCCTGGCTCGGGATCGGCTCGGGGTAGGACCACCCCGTGATGATGTTCGCGAGCAGGGTGTCATGCATGCGGTCGGTGAGGTCGCCGCCCACCTCCTGCTCGATGCGGTCGTCACCCTGCTTGACCGTGATGCGAACCAGGGTGTTGACCGCGGTGCGGTCGCCGCCCTGCAGCCTGTCTCGAACCTCGACCCAGCTGCCGCTGGACAGCTCCACTCGCATAGCTCCTCCGACCTAGTACGGCGCGTAGTTGTTGGTGACGATGACGGTGACGGGGCCGAGGCCGCCGGAGCCGCCGCTGTTGTTGCTGTTGGCGACGGCCGTGATGCCATCGTCGTAGCCGACGAGGACGCCGCCGCGGTTGATCTTGGACTTGATGAACGCGGCCTGAGCCATCACGAACGTGTAGTTGATGTGGCTGGTGCCGCTGAGGCCGTTGTCGACGTTGATGACGACGGCCGGCTGGGTGTTGTTCAGGTACTGCAGGAGGGCGGTCTCGTCGTAGGCGACGCTGAAGTTCAGGGTGCCGGACGCGTCGAGGGGGCCGCGGGCGATGATGTACGGGTTCTGGAAGCCCTGGTTGGTCCAGTAGACCTGCAGCGTGCGCTTGATCGTCATGGCCCACTGGCCGATGTCGTAGATCGCGGACGAGCCGATCGTGATGTTGGTGCGCCAGGCCGGGATCGGCACCACGAAGTTGCTGCTGATGGTGGGGGTCGAGGCGGCGGGCTGGCTGATCCAGGAGTTGCCGGACACCTTCGCCATGAACAGCGCCTCGGCGCTGCCGGTGAAGTCGATCTGGCTGACGCACAGGGACGGGTAGGACCGCGCGCCCACCGTGGTGGTGAGGGCGGTATAGTCCGTCGCGGTGTGGGTGGGCGGCTGGCCGGTGCCGCTGTTGAGGATGTTGAACCGGTGCGTGTAGGACCCGGACACCGTCTGCACGGTGGCGTTGTTGGCGTGGTTGAACCGCAGCGGGTAGCCGGTGAACGTGAGCGAGTTGCCGGCGGCCGCGGAGAGCTTGACCACCTCGGCGAGGTTGCCGACGTCGATCTGCACGTTCTGGCTGGCGGCGAAACCGGCGGTCGTGGCGACGGTGACGTTGGTGTTGCCGGCCGAGCTGGCCGCGGACGTGTTGGAGGTGCCGCCGATGGCGGGCTGGCCGCTGGTGGACAGGTCGCCGAACGCGTTGTCGAGGAAGTAGCCGTAGACGTCGCCGAAGACGGGGCCGCCGTAGTTGAACGTCGCGTCCTCGACGCCCTGGATCTCCTGGTAGACGAGGGCCATGGAGCCGCGGATCGCCTCGTCGGGGAGGTACTTGACGAGGTCCTCGGGCTCGTAGGTGCCCTTGTCGAGGGGGATCGTGACGACCGGCAGGACCGGGTTGCCGACGGTGGTCTCGCGGGCGATCCCCAGCCAGGTCTTGGTGGAGGGCGAGACGAAGGGTGGGATGTTGCTCATCGAGCGCCTCCAGTCGGGATGGCTGAGGTCACACAGCTCCTTCTCACTAGGCTGCGAACACCTCGTTGATCACGAGCGTGATCAAGGCATCGTAGCGGTTGTACCGCTGATCCACGAGCGCCCGGAGCGTGATCTGGTAGTCCATGACCTCACCCACGTCGATCAGGTAGCTCTCCCGGTTGGTCCACGGGTCGAGCAGGACCGGCGTGGTGTCGGGTGAGAGCCGCAGCTTCTCCATCACCCAGTCGACCATTCCCGGAAAGAGCGTGTCGGCGTCGGGGTCATCGTCCTGCCCGAACCACACGAGATAGACGTCGAGGCGGTGCTGCTGGGTCTTGAGCCCGGCGGCAGAGTTCGGGGACGTGGTGGCACGTGGAATGGTGCCGCCGTGGGCGGGGTTGCGGTTCTCCCGGCCCCGGGCGGGCCACACGTACGCCTGCGGGACGTTCGCGTCGACGTTGGGGTCGGGCGGGGTGATCTGGCACTGCAGGGCCGGCAGGTTCGTGATGGGCCACGTGAGGCCGTTCAGGAGCTCGCTGACGTAGACCTGCGTGGTGTTGATCGGCACCGACGGTCCTCCCTCTCAGCGACGTCGACGACCCTGCCGGCGGCCGCGTCGCCCGGCGTGGTGACGGTGCGCGTGGTGGACCACGTGCGAGTGTCTCTTGTGGTGAAAGCCCTTGCGCACGTGCCGGCGGTGCGTGTAGTGGGCGCGGCGACGGGCGTGGTGCTCGGCGGCGCGGCGCTTCTTCTCCGCGTGACGCCTGCGCGTGTAGTGGGCGCGAACGACGCGGTGCGTGAACCTGCGCTTGCCGTGGCTTCCCTTGTGAGGGTGCCGGTGGCCGGCGGTGCGGTGCCGGTGGGAGTGACGCAGCACGTGTCGGTGTCGGGCCACGTGGGCGCGACGGTGAGCTCGCCGCGCCGCGCCGCGAGCGTGGTGAACGTTGCGGGCGCGGGAGTGCCGCCCGGCCGGGTGCAGGCCGAGCGTGCGGTGAAACGCCACCTACACGGTGCGCCGGAAGGGATCGAGCAGAAGCTCGGCCTCCCCGGCGAGGTCGGCGGGGCTCTTGACGCCGGCGGTGCTGCCGCCGCCACCGGGGATGGTCTGTACCGTGGTGGCCGTGGCGCCGCGGGTGAGGGCGATGCTGCTGCCGTAGAGGATGACGGCCCAGATCACGGACTGCGGCAGGGTGGACACCATGACGCCGGCGGCGTGGGCGTACTGCAGGGGCGCGCTCAGCGTCAGGGAGCCGGGGCCGGCGACCGCGGAGGCGGCGGTGACGTGCGCGACCTCCTGGCTGCCGGAGTCGAACACGGTGCCGGTCGCGCCGGTGACCCCGAGCGCCTCGGAGGTGACCGCCCAACCGGTGCAGTCGTCGACCTGGAGGGTCGTCGCGCCGGCGGAGGTTGGGGCGGTGAGGGACGTGTGCGGCCAGCCGTTGATGTACTGGCACTTGACGACGTAGCCGTTGCGGCCGAGCGCCCAGTTGACCCAGCCGGGGGCGAAGACGATGGACTGGCCGCCCTCGCCGGCGGCGGATGGGGCGCTGGAGCCGTAGACGCCGATGACGGGGTGCTCGATGTCGTAGGCGTTGGTGGGCAGGATGGCGTACTGCCGAGGGAAGACGTTGGGGGAGACCGCGAGGCTGACGATCTGCAGGACGGGCCAGCGCTGCAGGATGAAGCGGCCGTTGCCGGTGCCGTTCTGGACCGTGATGCGGAAGTCGGGGCCCTGCTGGATCTCGGTGTCGAGCGTGGCCCGCAGCACCTGGTTGCAGTAGGTGTCGGCCTCGCCGGTCGCGCGGGCGCAGATGTTGGCCTGCTCCGCGAGCTGTTGGGCGGGCGTGGTGCCGCGGCCGGGCGGGATGGAGGACCACGAGATGCCGGTGGGCGCGGACGTGAGCAGCTCGGGCGTGACGTAGGGGGTGAGGGGGCCGACCGGCAGCGTCACGTGGTCACCGTTCTCTCAGCTTTGATGCACTTGCGGCACAGGTAGCCGTCGCGGTCGGTGACCCAGATCGCGTGCTTGACGCAGAGCGGCACGAGGCAGGCCACGCACTGGGTGAAGGGCTGGGTGGAGGCGGCGCGCCTGCCGCGGCGAACGGTCCCGCACCGGCCGCAGACGCCCCGCCTCGACACTCGCTATCCCGCCTGAGTCAGCCGCTCGAGGAGCTGGGCGCGGTTGCCGGTGTCGGCCACACCGCGGTCTCGCGCGAGGGCTCGCAGGTCCTTGACGGTGAGCTTGCTCAGGTTCACCGGCTCGTCGTCCTCGAGCAGGTCGGGGACGAGCTCCGCGGCCTCACTCGTCACCGACGACACCTGGGTGCGGTTGGGGGACGCGACACCCGTCGGGTTGTCCTTGGTGGCTCCCACCGGCGGCTCCTCCGGGGAGCTGGTCAGGGCGGTGAGCGCCTTGGTGACCTCGGGGTTGATGCCAGCCAGCGCCGTGGTCATGATCGCCATCAGCTTCTGCATGCCCTCCTGGGAGGACGCGAGGCTGGCGATCGACGTCTGCAGGCTCGCCGCGATGTTCTTCTCGCCGCGCTTCTCCTGCAGCTCGCGGAGCTTGGCCTCGTCGGGGGTCTCCGGGATCTCCTCGGTGTCGGCGGCCCAGTGCGGGTCCTTGCGCAGGTGGTTCTCGCACGCGGGGCAGCTCAGCGCCCACACCTTGGCCGGGGAGCCGTGGGTCACCGGCCGCGAGTGCGTGGCTCCACACCCCCCGTGGTCCCTCGACAGAGCGACGCTCATGACGTCACTCCGGGCGAACAGGGTCACGGTTCCTCCTCGATTGACTTGACGGTGTATCCCTTTTCCCGGCACTCGGGACAGGCAGCGACCGTGGCCTCAAACCGCGCTCGCGCCCACCGTCCCGCCGCCTCCCACGTCTCCTCGGACGCGTCGGGAGCCGGCAAGCCGCCGACCACGTAGTGGCCGCGGAGGTGCCACCGCATCTCTCTCACGGCCTCGTCGAGCTCAGGCTCACCGACGGGTGCGGGGAGGATCGGGCTGAACGGTGGGAAGACCGAGCTCTTCAGGTCGATCTCACTCTCACGCTCGGTCACCGACGTCCCTTGCTGATCGGGTAGATCAGCGATGCGGGCTGTGTCAGGTCATACCACGAGCCGAACTCCCTATAGAACAGGTGCCCGTGGCAGTCGTCGCAGCGCCAGTGTGAGTGCTCTCGCTTCTCGTCGCAGATGTCCGGGCAGGGAATCTGAGCGCACTCGTGCTCGGTCACCACCGGTCGCCCCGTCCGGACGTGTTTCCCGTCACCCCAGGCGCGCCCATACCGTGGTGGTACCAGTACCAGGTGCGGCGGGGCACGTGGTGAACCCTCGCGCCGGCCTTGCAGCAGTTGACGGTGAACTCGAAGTCCTCGCCATAGACCTGACCGTCAACCATCTCGCCCTGCGGCGGCGCGATGCCGACGGCCTGCGCGAGCTCGGTGCGGACGAGCGTGGTGACCGTGGTCTGGTGCGGGTCGTTGACGTCGAACGGGCGGCCGAGGTGGCCGAGCGGGTCGACGTCGGGACGGTCGTTGTTGGCGGCGTCCCGCACCATGTAGTACGAGTAGACGTAGTCCGCGCCCGTCTCGAGCGCCGCGCAGTACAGGATCTCGAGGTGGTTGGGCATGAACGCGTCGTCGTCGTCGAGGAACGCGACCCACTCGGTTCGGACGGCGTCAAGGGCGCGCTGCCGCGTGACGCCGGCGCCGGCGTGCGTGGTGTCCTGGGCGATGGAGACGCTCCACGCGGGCAGGGTCTGCTGACTGACCGACTGCACCGCGCGAAGGAGGTGGTCTCGCCGCGGCGGGATCGTGGGGATGCAGACGGTGATGTCACCCTTGGCGGTTCTCACGGCCGCCTCCGACACGCGTGGATCTGATAGTCGTAGGTCCAACCGGGAAGCTCGAGAACGCTGCTGACAACCGTCTCCCAGCCGGCGTTCTCGAGCATGTCGGTGACGTCGACCGTGTCCCAACCCCAGTAGTGCTCGAGGTTGCCGACCTCAGCCGTCTCACCGATCGGGGTCGACACAACCAGCGTCTCCGCAACCTGACCGATCTCGTAGAGAACGGTGTCCGGGTCATCGAGGTGCTCGATCGTTTCCGAGCAGATGAAGAGATCGACGTTGGGAACCAGGTGGATCGTCTTCTCGATCGGACCGGTGTACTGATAGCCGGGTGCGAGGTCACCGAGGTGCTCGGACAGCTTCGGCAGACCGAGACTGCCCGTGATCGCGCCGTCACCACACGACAGGTCCGCGACCGTGGAGCAGCCGTACTGCGCCGTCACCCACCGCGCGATGCTGGACGTGACGGCGACGCGCAGGTGATGGTCGGCCCACCGGGTGTGGTCGTGTGGCGTCGCGTAGATCCGCGCGAGCGTCTCGTCGGAGTGCTTGGGCCGCAGGCGGGTTCTCACGACGCCCTCGCCTGCAGGTTCGCGACGTCCAGGGGCAGGCCGTGCTCGACGTACTCCTCGTAGGCCGCGTGGTCACGGCTCGTGACCGCGCCGGCGTTGACGAGCTCGTACCGCTCATCCAACTCAGCCTTGCCGACGATGGGGTGCAGGTGCTCGAGAACGACGTCGCCGCGGTAGGCGAGCTTGCCGAGGCCGCGGCCCCAGTCCATCCACACGTTGTCGACGTAGAGGTGCTGGAGGCTCGGCGGGGCCATGTAGCCGAGGGTTCGCGGAATCCGCGCGTCCATGACGGCCGCGGTCGCGAGGTTGGGGCCGTGCACGAGGTCGTTGCCGTAGGCGACGCCGCCGCCCATCGCGCCGATGGCATCGCAGAGGTGCCGGTCCCAGCCGGGGGTTCCCGGCAGGTGGTCGTCACCCATGAACCCGAGGCACGCGGCCTGCGTGTCGTAGCGGTCGGCGAGCTGGTTGAGCGCGCCGACCATGCCGGGACCCGCCGGCTCCACGACCTCCACGACGGCGTCGATGGCCTGGTAGACTTCGAGGTCGGGGTCGTCGGCATCGACGCCGAGCACGAGGAGGGTCTTGGCGCGGCACAGCTCGCTGAACGCCTTGGCGAGGCGAGCCGCGTTCGTGGGCCGCCCACGGGTGGGCGTGAGCACGATGAGATCGGTCATAGCACGGACCCTATCGCACGTCGGATGCCCTCCTCGAGGGACACCCTCGGCGTGTAGAACTGAAGCATGTTCGTGGGGTCCCCGACTCGGTAGCGGACGCCGGTGGGTGCCTCGAGGCGGTGCTTGAGCTCGGGCGCGTAGCCAGCCGCGGCGGTGACGAGCCGCGCGAGCTCGTTGAACGAGGTGGCGCGGCCGGTGCAGACGTTGACCGGCTCGCGGACGTCCTGGTCAACGACGGCGAGCGTGGCCCCCACGACGTCGTCGACGTGCACGAAGTCCCGGACCTGCTCGCCGTCGCCCCAGATCTCGAACGGGTCGTCACGGCGCAGGGCGCGCTGCACGAACGCGGGGAAGGGGTACGCGGTGTCCTGATCGGTGCCGTAGCCGCTGAACGGCCGCAGCACGTGGACCCGGCCACCCGCGGCGGCGTAGTGGTGAGCGAGAAGCTCGCCGGTCACCTTCGTCCACCCGTACGTCTGGTCGGGCATGCCGAGCAGGGAGTTGCCGCGGATGCTGAGCTCGCACTCACGCAGAGAGTCGGCGTAGCGCAGCTTGGGATCGGCGGTGTCCTGCAGGTCGACCGGGTACGCGGCGGAGCTGCTGAAATAGACGAGCGCGCCGGGCCTCGTGCGGTGAGCCCACTGAAAGAGCTCCGCGTCGATCGCGAGGTCGACGGCGACCTCGAGGGGCGCGCCGTCGATCTTCACGCGGCCGCCGACGACGGCGGCGCAGTGCACGACGAGGTCGTAGCGCCTGGCGTTGAGGCGGAAGAAGTCGCGGGCGTCGATCGGTCCGTTCTCGTCGCGCACGTCGAAGCCGGTGACCGAGTAGCCGAGCGAGCTCAGGCGACGCAGCACGTGCCGGCCAATGAAGCCGAGGTGGCCGGTGACCAGCGCTCGCTTGCTCACAGCTCCAGCACCCTCTCCCACCGCCACAGGTTGTCCTCGATGAGGCTGGTTGACGTGACGTGGCTCCGGGCCTTGCGGCCCATCTCCTCGCGGAGGTCGCGGTCCTCCAGGAGCTGCCGCAGGTAGATCGGCCACTCGTGGGGGCGATCAACCAGGAAGCCGGTCTCGCCGTGCCGCACGTAGTCGGCGTAGGGGCCGCAGTTCGACGCGACGACGGGGATGCCGAGCGCGCCGTACTCCATCGCCTTCAAGGCCGACTTGGACTTATTGAAGAGGGAGGGCCGCAGGGGAGCTAGCCCGATGTGGAAGTCGATCGCCCGCAGGTAGTCGTCGATGCCGTTGTGCCACCCCGTGTGTCGGGTCTTGGGCCACCTGGTGGCGAGGTCGACACCCATGGTGTGCAGCTCCACGCCTTGGTTGCGCTGCAGGAACCGTCGGAGCTCGCTGCTGAGCTCGGCCCAGTCACCGAGGTGGGTGGCGCTGCCGGCCCAGCCGATCGTGGTGACATCCGCGGCACGCTCGGGCTCGTGGTCGACGAGCCAGCTGGAGACGTGGTTGGGGATCACCTCGATCGGGGCGGTCGTGTACTCGCTGAGGCGGTTCGCGAGGTGGTCGGTCGTGGTCGTGACGAGGTCGGCCACGGCGAGGTTCTGTCTGGCCCGGTCCTGCATCTCGAGGTTGAAGAAGCCATGGGCGATGGGGCTGGTGCCCTCGATGTTCCACAGGTCGTCGTCGAACTCGAGGACGACCTTGGTGTGGCCCTTTCGGGCGACCTTCTGGATCCACTCGCTGGGGCCGGGCAGGACGACGCGCTGGGCGATGACGACGTCGGCGGCGCCGAGGGCGACGTCAGATGGCATGTTGCCGTCGCAGCTGACGTCGTGTCCCTTGGCCTTGAGCGCGTTGAACGGCTGCTTGACGCGGTAGTAGCCGCAGCCGCTGTGGTCGCAGAGCCAGCCAAAGACCTTGGTCACCGACGACCCTCCGCGTCCCGAACGGGGCTCGGCAGCTCAACCCACCGGCCCTCGCGCTCCCAGCTGAACTTGACCCACTGCCACCAGGAGCCGTCCTCGAGGACGGTCAGCTCGCCACGACTGCCGGGATCCGTGGGATAGACCGGCGCGGTCACTAGCTGACCTCGTCGACGGCGTTGGTGGGGGCGGGGTTGACGATCACGGTGATGTCGCTCGCGGGGTTGCCGTTCACGACGGTTAGCCCGTGCTGGAGCGTGCTGCCGTATTCATAGGACTGCTGGGTGCTGACCGCTGAGGCGTGCAGGGTGGCGAGAACCGTGCCGGAGGCGGTCGGTGAGTCGTAGATCGTGATCGTGGACCCGGCCGCGGCGCCGGCGTTGTTGATGATGACCCGGCTGAGCACGACGTTCCCAGCGGTCTGCAGCGTGAAGCTGCCGGACGCGCTGATGTTGAAGGTGTTGCTCACGCCTCGTCCTCCTCGACCGTGTCCTCACCGCAACGCGGGCAGCTGCGGCTCCACGCGTTCCACATCCGGCAGCAGGCGGCACACCAGCGCCCTCTCTTGGTGCCGAGGAAGCCGCGGAAGCCGGCGAACGCGAGGCCGGCATCGCCGCCGATCTGGCGCTGGACCGCGGTCGCGTGCCGCTCGGCGACCTCGACGGTGCCGCCGGACTTGCCGGCGTAGCGGGTGCCGTCCTGCATGTTGAAGCCCTCGCACCCGGGAGGGAGGTTGACGCGGACGCCCACGGCTCAGGCCTCGTCGTCCGGGGTGAACGTGAGGGTGTAGGGCTTGCCGACCTCGAACTGGTCCGCGTTCTTGACGGAGATGCTCACGGACAGCGTCGGCGTGGCCTGCGCCCACTCCCGGTTGCGGCCGTCGGCGTAGTCGACGCCGAACTCGAACGAGGCGCCCTCGCTCCCCCAGATCTTCTTGCTGGTGCACTTGACCTTCGCGGTCACCTGAGCCATCGCCGCCCTCAATTCTCCGCTAGAAGTTGATGTGCTTTGGGTGGCAGTCGCCCCGCACGACCCGGACCGGCACCGCGAGGCGCTTGGCCAGGCGGTGCACGTTGAGGTCCACGTACGGGTAGTGCCACTCCTTGAGGCCGTCCGTGACGGCCGCGTCGATGAGCCGCCGCGGCAGGTACGTGAAGCAGAACGTGAACCACTCGGGGTCATCCACGTCGGTCTGCCACAGCTTCATCGCCTGCTCGATGGTGGCGTTCGGCTCGGGCTCGCGGCGGTGGCTCCACACCCAACTCGGCAGGTGGGTGGACCGTGGCCAGATCCGCGTCGGGGCGGTCCACACGACGGTGGGGTCGGACCCGACGTGCTGGATCATCGTTCCGAGGTCGGTAGGCTCGATCGCGACGTCGCCATCGAGCAGGAGCATCCCCACGTCCTGCGGGGTCGCCATCTGGCGCCACGCGGACGCGAGGACGAGGCCCTTGCGGCCCTTGGGGTGCGCCGGCTCGGGGTTGACCTCGATGACGTGGAACGGCTGCTCGACGCTGGGGATGACGTGGCCGCGCCACGTCACCCTCACGCAGACGAGGTTGATCACCTGGCCGGCGACGCCCGGCCCCTCAGGTGCTGGCACTCGACGCCTCCCGCTCGGGACGGAGAGACGGCTCTCCCCCTGGCGTCACTATATCTACTACCAGCACGTTGAAGGCCGAGCGTCGCCGCGCTGTTATCGAGGTGTCGTGATGCTAGGACGTGCCGGCGACGGTCTTCACCGTCGCCGTCGCCGTCCCGGTCACCGTGGCTACCTGCGCCCCCGCCCGGTGGTCGTAGACGACCGCGGCGCTCAGGGTGATGTGGGTGCTGTCCGGGAACGACGCGATGGTGCCGACCTCGGCGGTGTTGCCGGTGCCGACCTGGACGAGGTTGCCCACCGCGAAGTTCGCGGTGGTGCCGACGGACAGGTTGCTGGTGCTGCCGCCGGTGGTCGCCGCGGTCAGGTTGGTCACCGCCGTGCCGCTGACGGTGACGCCGCCGGCGGCCGCGTAGATGGCGTTGACGCCGTTGGCGAAGTTGACCTCGTTCAGCGGGGGCACCGCCAGGCCGCTGGTCGCCGTCACGCCGACGCCGCCGACGTACACGGTGGCGGGACCGGTGTTGTGGATGACGACGTGCGGCCGGCCGACGCTGGCGGGAGTGTAGACCTGGACGGCTGCCGCTCCCACGGGCGTGTAGATGGAACGGCTCGCCACGTCACACCACCGACGGGTTGGACGCCAGCGCGGCCAGGATCGTCGCGCTGCCGCCGTTGGCGACGGCCGCGTACAGGTTCTGCACTCGGCCCTGGACGGTGAGCTGCTCGCCGGCGTTGAGCAGGACGCCGGCGGTCGGGGCGGTCATGCCCGAGTTGGTGCCGACGTAGGCGACGCTCGGCCCCTGGTTGAGGACGGTGTACGCCTGGTTGGCGACCGTGGAGCTGATGAAGTTCCAGGTGTAGGTGCCGCCGGCGTGGCTGACGGCCGAGCCGGAGGTCGCGAACACCTGGGTGCCGCCGGACGTGGTGATGGTGGTGTTCTGAAGCTGGGGGTAGTCCCCCTCGAAGATGGCCACTTCGGTCCTTTCGCGGACGAGGGTCGACGGGGCGCGGCGGCTCGGTGAGCCGCCGCGCGGCCGATCACGTGTAGGGGGTGGTGTTGGTCTTCTGCAGGCCGGCGAGGTGTGCCGAGTACTGCGGCGCGTGCGCCACCATGGCCCCGTACAGGAAGATGCTGTAGCGGAAGGTGGCGTCGATCACCGGCCACGCGATGGACACGTAGTCCTGGACCGTGGTCATCTCCCACGCGTTGGCGACGTTCGTCCACGTCTGGGGGAGCTGGTAGGTCATCAGGTCGGCGTTGCCCTGCTTGTACCAGGGGTGCACGACCATCTTCATGATCGACCGGGTGAACGGGTTGCGGAACTCGTCGACGGCGGCGCCGGTCTGGATGCCGCCGGTCTCCGACTGCTGGATGAACAGCCGGTAGTTGGTGGCGGAGCCCTGGGCGATGACGTCGTCGGACAGGTTCGCGATGTCGGTCGCGGAGCTGAGCAGCTCCGCCGGGTCGGCCTTGAACGCGCCCGGGTTGTTGGACGAGCTGTCCCACAGCGCCTTCAGCGTGGTGTTGATGACGTTGTAGTTCAGCGTGGTGCCGACCGCGTTGTTGACGTAGCCGCCCTGCCAGCCGGACGGGTAGATGCCGGCGGTGGCCGACACGCCCGCCAGGGTCGGGATGACGCCCTCCATGCGGGTGCCCTTGCCGGTGCCGGTGTCGGCGGCCGGCACGGCACCGGTCGTCGCGGCGGTGCCCTGCAGGGTGAAGCGGGTGCCGCCGACCTGTGCCTGCTGCAGGAAGTAGCCGGCGCTGGCGTTGTTGGTGTAGATGTTGGTGAACAGGGCGCCCGCGACGGTCGGGATGGTGACGTCCACGACCTGGCCGGCGCCGACGGTGACGCTGTTGCTGGCGACGGACGGGGCGGTCTCACCCCAGTAGTTGCCGGCGGTGACCTCGACGGTCAGGGTGCCCGTGGTGAACGCGGTCTCGTTGGAGCCGGCGGTGCGCAGGGTCAGGGTCGGCGCGGCCGGGACGGCCAGGTTAACCGACGTGCCGGCGATCATCTGGTACTCCTCGCCGAGCATCATCTCCTGCAGGAGGATGAGGTTGGCGAGCGCGGAGACGTCCTCGAAGCCCTGGCCGCTGAACTGGGCGAGCCAGGACAGCTGCTCGGTGATGCCGAAGAACCGGTAGGGCACGTTGAGCGTGACCTCGGTCTGGCTACCCGAGGGCGGCAGGTTCAGCGGCCAGGAGCTGAACGAGCCACCAGAGGTGACGAGCTCGTCGATGGAGATGTCGAGCACGCCCTGCCCGCCGGTCTGCGAGCCGCTGATGCCGGTGAACACGCGCTCGATCCGGCTGAGGCCCTGGCCCGCCGGGCGCGGGAACTTGTTGCGGTACAGGGTGTAGACCGGGTAGATCAGCCGCGACGGGGCGAGCAGGTCGAACGGCACGAGGCCGTAGATCGAGCCGATGCCCAGGTTGCCGGCGGTGAACGACTTGTCGGCGCCGGGGATGCCCTGCAGGAGCTGGCCGATCTGCTCGCCGATGGACGGCTGGGTCAGGGCGGTCTTCAGGTTGCCGAACTGGTTGAGGAAGCCCTGGTTCATGGACTTCACGACCGACTGGCGGTTCGTGTAGCCCTGCATGGTGGCGGTGCGCAGGTCCAGGGCGGCCTGGTGGGCGCGGTAGGTGATGTCGGCCTGGTCCTCCAGCGGCTTGTTGGATCCGATGGTGGCGAGGCCGGCGCCCTTCACCAGGTTGGGCAGCTGGGCCTTGATGGCGTCGCCGGTGGTGTTGCAGCGGGACACGGACTCCTGCAGGCCCGCCTTGAGCTCGCTCATGTCGGCGGGGGTCTGGGTGTCGGCGCCCTCGAGGAGTGCAGCCACGGTGGTTCCTTCCGAAAGCAGCGGGTTGGTGCCTTACTTGGTGAAGCCGGTCATCTTCTTGAGCTCCCGCCACGCAACTTCCCGCTGCATCGGGTCGGGGTTGTTCCGCCACTGCTCGTGCAGGGCCTGGAACACGGACTCCTGAGCGCGCTCCACGCGACTCACGGACGGCAGCACCTCCGGTGCGGCCGCGCTCTTGGTCAGCTGGTCGAAGGCGACGCCGCGGTAGGGACCCGCCGGGTCCGGCTGCGCGGCGAGCTCCTCGACCTGCTTGCGCATCTTCCTGATGGTCTTCTTGAGGTCGGTGACCTCGGTGAGGTGGGCGGCGGTCGCGTCGGCGACCGCCTTGTTGATGAGGCTCTGCACGACGTCCACGTCGAGCGTCGCCGCCTTCACGACCTCGGCCGAGGTCTCCTTGCCGTAGGTCGCCTCGAGCGTCTCGGTGACGGTCGGCGGCTCGGCGGCCTTGGCCTTCTTGGCCTTCTTCGCGGCCTTGGCCGCGCCGGGGCCGTGCGGGGCTGGCATGCCGACGCCGGTGGGCACCGGGCGGGAGCCGGGCAGGCCGCCGTTGCCGTACGGGCTGCCGTCGGGCGCGGCCGGGCACAGGTCGGGGAAGGTCTGCGCGATGTGGTCGTGCATGGCCAGCATGGCCTGTCGGGCGTTGTCGCGCATGGCGTTGGTGTAGTAGGTCCGGGTGGGGACGCCGGTGACGGACGGGGCGCTGACCGGCCGCATCGGCTCGCCGGAGCTGGACGGGGCCTCCGCCGCGTGGCCGCCGGTGAGGTAGCCGCGGCCGTACTGGCTCGCGCTGATGGACCCGAACGGGTCGGGCGCGGTGTTGGGCCCCGCGTGGCCCGGGGAGGCCGCCTCGTGGCCGGCGGTGATGACCGGCCGGTTGTAGGAGCGGCCGTTGATCGAGCCGGGGGTCGGGAACGTGCCCGGGCCGGGGTTCGCGTCCCGGAACTCCTTGTAGAGGTCCGACCGCGCCTCGAGCAGGTAGCGCGGGTCGGTGCCCTTCAGGAGGGTCACGTGCTGCCACAGCTCGTTGGCTTTGCGGGCCTGGTCGAGCGGGGCGGACGCGGCGAGCTCGAAGGCCTTGCGCTGCCAGTGGTTCGGGTCGAGGCTGGACAGGTCGTAGCGCGGGTAGCTCTTCGCGACGTCGTCCGGGTGGAAGCACGGGCAGGTCAGGTCGTGGAGCGTGCCGTAGTCCACGGGCACGTTCAGCATCTTGAGCCGCATCGCGGCGGACCCCTCGGGGTCATCCGGGAAGATGAG